CACCACGTGAAGGGGATATGGTCTTTGGATTTTTCTTTGATGGTGAGAATGCACAGCAGCCTGTGATTCTAGGTGTTCTTCCTGGCATACATCTTGCAGCAGCCAATCGTCAAAACGGATTTAATGACGCAAGAAGTTCTTCTGAATTACAAAGTTCACCAAGAACACCAGCGTCAAAAACTTATAGCACAGATGGAAGCGGTATCAAGATTACAGAAAAATCTGCTGCTGAATCCTATCCGAGAATATTAGATGAGCCAACAACGTCACGACTGGCTCGTAATGATGAAAACATGTCAAAGACGTTTATACAAGAACGTAAAGATAATGTAGTAAAATCTGTGCCAACTGCTACTAGCACTTGGACAGAACCAACAACACAGTATGCTGCAAAATATCCATACAACAATGTGACTGAAACGGAATCGGGTCATATTGTGGAGTTTGATGATACTGTTGGTAAAGAACGTATTCAACTTGCACACCGCAACGGTTCATTTCAAGAATGGTTTCCTAACGGTGATAAAGTAGAAAAGATTACAAAAGACAATTATGAAATTGTGATGGGTAATGACCGTGTTTATATCATGGGTAAATGTTTTGTGACCGTGCAAGGTGACGCTGAGGTTTATGTGAAACAGAATGCTACGATTAAAGTGGACAAGAATGTTACAGCAACTATTGGTGAAAACTTGTCGGCAACAGTAAATAAAAACGCAACTTTAAAGGTAAGTGGAAATTTTCAAGCAGACATTGGCGGTACATGTAAAATAACATCAGGTGGTAATATGACATTCAAGGCACCTAGAATTGATCTGAACTAACATGGCACACGAATTTGTAATTCTTGTAAATGGTGAATTGAAAACATATACGAGGTATGAAGATATACCAGAAAAATTTGATAATGTAATTAAGTTTTTGCCTGAAATACCTGATGCACCACACACTCACGAACAACATGAGGAAATGGACACTTGGAATGACAGATTGAAGGAATTGCTAAGAAGAGAAACGAATGGCAGTTAGCATAACTATTTCTCCTGCTGGAACAATTCCCACTTCAGAAATACAACAGACAACCAGATCAGCCAGAAGTGTGAATGCTTTAATAACTGCTAGTGGAGATATGGGAGAAATCATACAATCTGTGACTGCAACAATAGATATATCTGAGCCAGGCGTTAGCATTACTTCCGCAACAAATTCGGTTTCTATAATTGGAACATATAAAGACCCATTTGAAGATTATCTGACTTATATTGAAAGAGGCAGCAGTAATTTAATAGAATCACCCAAGGTGGCTAAAGGCATATCAAATTTACCACCAAATAAAGATTTTTATGAACTGAGTCAAGATCAAAGAAGATTATTTACAAGAACCTATACAGTTTTAGTACAGACAAATTTGAGTACAAGTCAATTCACAGTAACTCATGATATTTTAAACAATTTAGACGGTATAACCACTTTTGTTGGTTCATACTATAATTAGGAGAAACTATGCCTGCCGCAACAAGAATTGGAGATGCTGACGTTGCTCACTGCTCTGGAATGGTAAGGGCGGCCGGTTCGGGAAATGTTTTCGTGAATGGAAGACCATGGTCCAGACAGGGTGATGTGAACACCGTACATTTATTACCAGGTTCACCATGTCCAGCACACTCTGCTTCTATATCTTCGGGTTCTTCAACTGTAAAAGTAAACGGTAGAGGTGCCGGCCGTGTTGGGGATGCAATATCCGGTTGCACTTCCGTAGCTGCTGGTTCTGGTAACGTTTTCGCAGGTTGAATAAATAAAAGATGTCAACCACAATCACATCCAACGAACCAAGAATTCAAGTTGAAAGGTCTTATAAAGACTTGGATTTAAACTTTACAGTACATCCTGTCAAGAAGGATATAAGTCGCCATCTAAACGAAAAGGCGATTATTAACTCTGTAAAAAACTTAGTTTCAACCAATTTTTATGAAAGACCTTTTCAACCAGAGTTAGGTTCAGCAATTCGTGCTTTATTGTTTGAGCCAGTTGATTCTGTTTTTGGTGCTTCAATAGAAAGACGTTTATTTGATGTTATTAATAACTATGAACCTAGAGTTTCAGTTGAATCTATTGTCGCTGTACCTGCACCGGATGAAAATGGTTATAGAGTTTCAATGACTTTTTTTATTGTTAATTTGCCTAACCCAATTACAATCAATTTCTTTTTAGAACGTATAAGATAAAATGGCTGAACCACTACAAGTTACCGAACTTGACTTCGATCAAATTAAGCAGAATCTAAAGACCTATTTAAAAGGACAGTCTGAGTTTACCGACTATGATTTTGAAGGTTCTGGTTTAAGTGTTTTACTGGACATCTTAGCGTACAATACGCACTATAATGCATACTATTTGAATATGGTAGCAAATGAAGCGTTTTTGGATACTGCTCTTCTACGTGATTCAGTTATTTCACATTCTAAAGTTTTAGGATATGTTCCATATTCAAGAAAATCACCACGTGCTACAATTAATTTCACTGTAAATACAGATAACACTGATGATAGCACAATGACTATACCAAAAGGCTTTTCTTTTTTATCAAATGAAATTGATGGTATCAGTTATAACTTCGTAACTTTGGAAGAAAATAAAGTAACCAAATCAAACACAGATTTTGCCTTTTTAAATCTACCAGTATATGAAGGCCAGTTGGTGACATATAACTATATCTACGACCAAACAACAAATCCAAAGCAAATATTTTCTTTGCCAGACACAAACATTGATACATCTACTTTGTTTGTTTCTGTTCGCAATTCAGTTTCAAATACTGATTATGAAATCTATACTCTGGCGTCAGACGCCACAGATGCAACTACTGTGTCTAGAGTGTTTTACTTACAAGAAAACCGAGGTGAAAGATATGCCATTTATTTTGGCGACGATGTAATTGGTAAAAGTTTACCTAACGGCGCTTCGGTTGGTATTACCTACTTGATCACCAATGGCACTGCCGCAAACAAGGCAAATAATTTTGTTGCGACCGGCCTTCTTGCTGATTCTTTGGGAAATTCTCAAACTGATTTTGTAATTGATCCAGTAAGTGAAGCTGCCGGAGGTGCTGAAAGAGAATCTGTAGACAATATTAAGTTTGCTGCACCTTTGCAGTTCACGACACAAAATCGTTTAGTCACATTTAAAGACTACGAAACTTATATTCAAAAAAATTATCCTGCTGTGGATTCGGTTTCTGTTTGGGGTGGTGAGGATGAATCTCCGCCCAAATTTGGTGTTGTTTATATTTCTCTTAAACCTAGACAGAATTATTATATTTCAGATACAGAAAAACAACGAATCATTGATGAAATAATTAAGCCAAAGGCAATCGTTGCTATTCAAACCGTTATTCGTGACCCAGAATTTTTATACTTGTTGGTTTCACCATTGGTCACTTACGATCCAAATAAAACTATTTTATCTGAACAACAATTAATTACAGCAGTACGAAATTCGGTTTTGGCTTATAAAACAACCAATCTTGATAAATTTGGGTCACAATTTATTCTTTCAAAAGTTCAGGATACTATTGATTCTGTGGATACAAACTCTATTATCGGTTCTAGCGTTTCGGTTCGTTTACAAAAAAGATTTACTCCAAGTTTGAACTTATCTACACCTTATACAATTAGATTTAATACACCTCTGCGTAGAGGAACAATTAATAATAAATTGTCTTCAACTAAATTCACTGTTGCAGATTCACAGGGAGTTGATAGAGAAGTTCAATTTGATGAAATTCCACAATCTTTTTCTGGAATTACAGCAATTCAAGTAACAAATCCTGGTTCTGGTTATATCTCACAACCAAGAATAACAATTGAGGGTGATGGTGCTGGTGCAAATGCTTCAGCGACAATTGTTAATGGCAAAATTCAAAGCATTGAAGTGATAAATCGTGGAATTGATTATACACGTGCTATAGTTACCATAACAGGAGGTGGTGGTTCTGGTGGTACAGCATCAGCAGTAATTGATGGCCGTATTGGAACAGTGCGAACAGTTTATTATGATGCACTATCTCAGAGACAGGTAGTCAATGAAAATGCTGGTGAAATTGATTACGATTCTGGTATTGTTACTGTAAAAGATATTTTTATTAAAAATGTTGAATCTCCTGACGGTGATATTAGAGTCTCAATTGAGTCTGAAAAAGGAATTATAAGTACATCAAAAGATACCATCATAACCATTGATGAAACCGATCCAATATCAATTAGTACAACATTAGAAACTGTATAATGTCAGTAGATTTAAAAACATCGCTACTTGTTAGCCGTCAAGTACCAGAATTTGTTCGTGATGAATATCCGAAGTTCATCACGTTTTTGGAGGCGTATTATGAGTTTTTAGAAACTCAAGCTAATACGGCCATTACTTCCAACAATTTAGTTACAACGGCAAAGACTTTAAGAAATATCAGAGATGTTGATGATTCTTTAGAGAGATTTGAGAAAAATTTCTATAATACTTACGCATCTTTGATACCTCTAGAAGTGCAATCAAATAAAGCACTTCTCTTTAAACACATTGCGAACTTATACAAATCAAAAGGATCTGAAGGTTCTTTTAAACTTCTATTCCAACTTATTTTTGGTGAAGATGTTGATATTATTTTACCTAAAAATAACGTGCTTCGTGCTTCGGCAAGTAAGTGGCAGGTAGACAATAAACTTAGAATTAATCCTGACGTATCCAGTCGTTATGTTGGCAACGGTACAAATAAAACTTTTTATTTTGCTCAGAAGGTTGACAAGAGTGAAGTCACTGTTTTTGTTGATGGTGTTGTAAAATTAGCTGATGTAGATTACTTCATTAATAAAGAATACAGACAATTAAAGTTTGTCAACGCACCAGCAAACAACTCAATCATCACCGCTTTATATGATAATTTTGATATTTCTTTAATTGAAAATCGCAAAGTTACTGGAATATCTTCTAATGCTTTTGCAATCATTGAAAAAACTGTCAGAAGAACGGTAGCAGATACTTTAAACTTAGGTCTGCCTATTGAACTCTTCATCAATTTAGACACGATTAAAGGTGATTTTCTAAATGGTGAAGTTGTTTCAATACCAATTAATGATGAAGTTAATAATATTTCAATTGATATTCGTGCTTCAACGTTTTCAATTGTCAAAAGATTTAACATCATCAACTCAGGAAACAACTATAGCGTAGGAGAAATTGTTTCTGCTGTTGGTGGCAACGCATCTTCAAATGCTTTTGGTATTGTTGAAGGTGTCAAATCTGCTTTGGTTGATGTTGTAAATGTACACCACGGCGGTGCAGTCTTCAGTCTGCTTTCTCCAATTTCGGTTTCAGGTAATAATCCACTCACAACAATGACCGTAGTCGTTGATGGTATTGATACCTCTGGAGCAAACGCTGCAAATAGTTTGCTAATTTCTCCCGATTTAGTTTCAAATCTCACTTTAAATGTTGATGGTACGGTTTATGTAAACAGTTCAAATTTTGGTGCAGTTTTTGCAAAGCCCAACATAAGTGCAGCCAATACAATTTCTGATGCTCTAAATTATCTTAGACTTCAGGTTGGACCAATTACTAGTGTTAATGTCGTTGCAACAGCAATACCATTAACAGAAAAATCTCAGATTGTATTTGATGCTGCTGGTGCCGAATATGGACCAGTATCACGTTTCCGTTATTCTAAAAGTTTAAAATCAATTGGTCGTTATAAAGTCAACAATGGTGGTCAGAACTACATTGTTGGTGATGAAATTGTATTTGGTCTTAATCCTCTAGGTACATACGGACAACATGCGGCTGCTATCGTTGCCTCTGTCAATGCAACTGGAGCAATCGTTAGAATTGATTCTGCAAATAGTCGCATTCGTGGAATATCTTCAGTAAATACTGCATGTAATGAACTCAACGGTACCGGTACTTTCTTCACACAAGACTTAAAAGTTGGTGATGTAATTGAAGTTAATACTCAAATAAGAACGATAGATTCAATTACAAACGACACTCTTGCACTAATAGGAATAGGTAACGAGTGGACTTATACCTCAATTAATAGAAGAGTTGGTGTTTATAATCGCTGGCCTTTTGGTGGATATGGTTATACTCAAAATAATTTTCCCACAATTACAGTAAGTTCTTCTACTGGTTCAGGTGCCAATGTACAAATTGATTCTCTAAATGGAGATGGTGAAAGATTAGAGGGTACAGGTTTCTCCGCTAATGGTCAAATTACATCAATCAAATTAATTGACCCTGGTTCAGGATATGAATACATTCCTAAAGTAAGCATTACTGGTGGTGATGGTAGTGCCACTGCAACTGCCGAAATTGAACGCTCATTTATTTCCACACCTGGTCGTTGGACAACTTCAGACTCTATCATTTCATCTCTTGAAAGAAAGATTCAAGGTGAAGATTATTATGTTGACTATTCTTATGTCATCTCTTCACAGGTTGAATTTAGTAAATATAAAACCTTACTAAAAAGATTAATACATCCAGTTGGTCTTGTTAATTATGCAGTCTTTAATAAAGAACATGTCGTTGAACTTGATGATGTTGCTGTTGAACAAACGATATTGGAAAGAACAATTTCGGGTACAGTTAATGTAGGAAACGGAAGAGTTGTTGTCACTGGAAGTAACACTAAGTTTAATATAGCTAATCTAAATGGTATTTTATCAATTGGGTCTTCAATTGCCGTTAGTGGTGAAATGAGGAAAATTAGTGCGATTTTAAGTAACACACAATTAATTACTTCATCAAATATTTCTAATCTAAGAATTGCAAACTCAGGTTCCGGTTATTCTAACGGTTATCTTGTATTCTCTAATGGTGGTGGACAAGTCTCTTCTTTAACCCTAACTTATCCAGGTTCAGGTTATGATAATGGTTCTATAATTTTTAGAGGGACTGATGAAGCCATTGCTGCCGTTGCAAACGTAGAAGTATATCCTTCTAACG